GGCCCAAAATAAGCGATTAAAAGCGATAACTTCTAAAGACTGGGTCAATGCTATGGTTTATATAATGAAACATCAAAAACAGGTTGTTAATAGTGGTTTATTTCGGTGGCATGATAGTGGTGATATCCAAAGCATGGAACACTTACAAAAAATTGTAGATATTGCAAAATCTACACCCAATATAAAACATTGGTTACCTACTAAAGAATCAAACATAATTAAAAACTTTAAAGGTGATATACCTAAAAATTTAATTATCCGTTTGAGCGGTAGTTTTATAAATGGTAAAGCACCTATATATAAAAATACTTCAACTGTCACTACTGATAAAGATAAAGCGACATGTCGAAGTTTTGAGAATAACGGACAATGTAAAGATTGTCGCAAGTGTTGGGATAGTTCAATTCAAAACATTAGTTATTTAAATCATTAAAGGATAATATTATTATGAGTAAATGTATAAAAAACAATTGTAATGGTAAGTTAGAGTTTAACGAATCCAAAGGGGTCTATTCTGAATATTGGTATTGTGTTAAATGTAATACTGATTATTCAGTAAGTGTTGAATTAGTGAGAGATTTTAAAAACATGGAATCAATCGAAGATAGTCTAAATAATCTTAATATTGGTGCTAGTACTTTTAACTTTCAATAAATAGTAATAGATTTAAATTAAAGGGCTTTTAATTAAGCCCTTTTTTTTTAATTAATTCTTATTGAGATCGAATCTAAATTAATATACAATCGGTATTATTTTAATACCCTTAAAACTATTCTAGTAAATACCCTTTACGATAAAAAAAACTTACCCTTAACGGGAGTTTTTTATTATCTTAATACTAATAGTTATCTAATTAATTTAATAGCCTTTAAAACTAAAATATAAAGCTTTAAAACTGTATTAGTTTTCAATTGGTTTTAGATCTGTTATTAATTCAAATGATATAAAAATATAAAAAATATTCTATATCACACTTTTTTTTATTCAAATTCTAATATTTAATATTATTTTTCTAGCTATTATTTTTTTACTGGCAATAAATATTATTTATTCTTAATAAAATTTCGGATCTTGTTATTAACATACTTACTAACAAGTTGTTAACAAGTTTTCCACATAGTTACTCACAAGTTATTAACAAGTTATTAACAGGGGCCCACCCACCTGTTATTAAAACTTTTTGCTTAGGCCTATACCCACTACACAAAAAACGAAATTTGAAAAAAAAAGTTATTTAGATCATTTAGGTGTTATACTTAACTGAGAATAATTATCATTTGCATTTAATATGTCAGAAAGACCACCACCTTTAGCACCTCAGACACCTTTTGAAGATAAAGAGGATAAGCCTAAGAAAAGAGGTAATCCTAATTTTTATAAAGGGATGCCATCTTTAAATCCTGCAGGTAAACCTAAAGGTACGATGAATAAGTATGCAGCTCTATCTAGAGAACTCATGAATGAGAACGCTGTAGAGATCGTAGCAACGGTATTAGCAAAAGCAAAAGAAGGTGATGTGCATTGTTTGAAGATGTGTATGGATAGAATTTTACCAGTTCAAAAGGCTATAGATCCAAATAGAACTAAAAATGATGCCCAAGTTATTATTAATGTAGCTTCTATTGAATCTATTGAACAAAAAGCTAGTGAATATGACGAGGCTGAGTTAGTAGAGCCAGAAGAAAAGAGTGATGATGAAGTTGTAGCTACAATAAACACTTCACCTATAGCTGATAAATTTAAAGATGTCTGAACTTAACATTGATTTGCATCCAGCACAGCTGCAGATCTTTAATTCACAAAAACGATTTAAAATAGTCGCAGCAGGAAGACGATTTGGAAAGTCCTACCTTTCTGCTTGGTTATTACTCATTAACGCTATACAAAGCGAGTCTAAAGATGTCTTTTATGTAGGGCCTACTTTTCAACAAGCCAAAGATATTATGTGGGCAATGTTAAAAGACTTAGGTAAAGACCTCATAGCACAAGCCCATGAGAATACAGCAGTACTCACTTTGATCAATGGAAGAAAGATTTATTTAAAGGGCAGCGATCGGCCCGACACGCTTCGCGGCGTTGGCTTGGCATACTGCGTACTTGATGAGTATGCTTCGATGAAGCCTCAAGTCTGGGAACAGATCATAAGACCTACGCTTTCAGATGTGCAAGGTGGTGCTTTATTTATCGGAACTCCTGCCGGGAAGAATCATTTTTACGATTTGTATAGAGATGCGTTTGAAGATGACGATTGGGATGCGTTTCAATTTACATCAACCGATAATCCGTTTATACCTGACAGCGAAATAAAGGCTGCTAGTAAAACGATGTCATCTATGTCATTTAGGCAAGAATTTGAGGCATCTTTTGAAACTAACTCTGGCGGCATATTTAAAGAAGAGTGGTTTGAGAAATCTGAGGAGCCAGAAGAAGGCTCGTATGTTATAGCAGTCGATCCTGCTGGTTTTGAGTCTATCGAAAAAGAACGCAATTTAAAAAGATCAAGATTAGACGAAACGGCTATTGCGATAGTGAAAATAGATCGTGATAAGTGGTGGGTCAAAGACATACTACATGGTCGGTGGAATGTAAAAGAAACCGCCAAAAAAATTCTTTCATCTGCGATGAAGGTAGAAGCAGCAACCGTTGGCATCGAAACGGGATCACTAAGAAACGCTATATTACCTTACTTGGAAGATGAGATGCGTATCGCAGGACGATGGGTAACTATTGTTGAGCTGCGGCACGGTGGAAAAAAGAAAACAGAACGCATTACTTGGGCATTACAAGGCCGAATGGAACATGGCCAGGTTAGCTTTAATGACAAAAAAGATTGGAAAGAGTTTCTAGGTCAGCTTAATGACTTTCCAAATCACTTAGCACATGATGACCAACTCGATGCTTTAGCCTATATAGACCAGGTGAGTGTAGCAGACTTTGCACACAGCATTGAATTGGCTGATGATTGGGAGGTACTGGATGATGTCGCTGGATATTAAAGACATATTTGAAGAAGATATGACTGAGCAAGAAATGATAGAGTTGCTGCAATATAGTGCGGATGATACAACTCTAGCAGAAAGATACATTGTTGCTTGTCAAATTATTAGTAATTTAACAAAAGATATACCTGATGATATAACCGAAAGAGAAGAGATGGTAGATCTGACAATTTGTAAAATGTTAGTAGATGGTTTAATTGCAGTTGAAGAAGTAAATCGGTCAATTCATTAAATGAGAACGATTATCACTTGCAATTAAGAATGATTACTGTTAAAATCGGCTAAAATTAATGGAGTAATAAATGAACCCCTATGAATAATCAAGAAAACAAATATCAAGCACTCGCTAGTTGGTTAAGTTATCGTCTTGAAGGGTGGAGAACTCATAGAAATATTAATTACATTCCTATGTGGGATGAATATTACAGATTGTGGAGAGGTATTTGGTCTGCTGAAGATAAAACTAGAGCAAATGAAAGATCAAAACTTATATCTCCAGCATTACAACAAGCAGTTGAGTCATCTGTTGCTGAATTAGAAGAGGCAACTTTTGGCAGGGGAAAATGGTTTGATATACAAGATGATTATTTAGACCAGGATCCTAGTGATGCTGAGTATGTGCGTAATTTATTGCAAGAAGATTTAGAAAAAACAGGTTGTAAAGATGCAATTTGTGAAGTTTTTTTGAATAGTGCTATATATGGCACAGGTATTGGCAAGATTGTGGTCAAACAAACTATTGAAAGGGCCCCGGTAGAAGAAACTATTGAAGGCACTATGGCTACAACTCGTACTGTTGTTGAATACCCAGCTATTGATGTTCATGTCGAGCCTATATCCCCTAAAGAATTCTTAATTGATCCATCAGCTAACTCAATTAACGATGCTTTGGGGGTTGCTCACGAGGTTATTAAACCTAGATACCATGTTGTAGAAGGAATACGCTCTGGCATTTATAGAGATGTACCTCTTGATGGTGATTATGAGTCAGTTAAATTCGGTTATGACCCAGAAACTAAACAAGC